TAACTTATAGCTTTTTGTTTTAGTATTTCTTCAGTATGTTCTGTTATGTTATATATAGATCTAAACCTATCTTCTAACCTTATTATGTTGGGTACAAAAATTGTACTTCCGTTATATTCAAATAAAATCATTTGACAAAATATTCCTATATTTTTTCTAATACTATACGTACTTTTCATGTTATGAAATATTTCAATTTCTTTAGCTATGGCTTCAAAATTTATGCCATTATTTATTATTTTAGACAACATATCATCACCTAAAAATATTAAAAATATAACTTCTATTTCCCTAAAAAACCTAGCATAACTTCTAGTTGAATTGATAGCATTACCAAAACCTACTGTTGTTTGACCTGTGTGACGTTTGGGTGAAGTCTTTGATTGAAAGTCATCACTTTTTAAAATTGTGTTTAAATGCTGTTTTTTATAAAAATCATTGATTTCTTTATTAACACCTAACATTTCATACATTTCATATTCAAAATCCAAGGAGTGCTGGTCTGTTTGTCTATCTTGTTTTGATAAGTCACTCTCCAGATACACAGTATTGTTTTTGTTGCCAGGAATGTCCTGTAATTGATCTCCATATTGGTATATATCCACTAATTCTAATCTTTTATTTATGTCTAACATGTTATAATCTTCAGCATAAATGATATTGTTTTTTAACAATTTTTTGAATCTATATTTGGCCATTGAATATATTGGAGCAAATATTAAATTATAAACATAATGATTCCATAACAATATTCTATTTAACATGCTTTCCATACTATCATATTTGTCTCCTTTTGTTATATTTTCGGATTTTTCCAATAACCTCACTTTATTGATCGCATAATAATTTGGTTTTATGCCATCAATTTCTTTAAACTCTTGTAATATTCTTTGAGCGTTTCTTCCACTCAACCAATTTTGAATAAATTCTATATCAGTACCAATGGTGTTATTTTGATAATCTTTACATATGTCCTTCCAATTTGGTTTAAAATAAGCTTTTGCATACATTTCCATTTGTTCTGAATGAGGAATTTTTCTTCTCCTTAATTTTTGTATAACATTTATCTTATCCGTTATTGCTTTCATTATCACGCCATATTTTTTAAGAGGAGCTGGTCTTGTTAAAGAAGGTTGTTTAGTTACATACCCTATTGAATATGATGATGGGTAATATGGTCCATCATAAGTTCTATAATTTATATGCTCTGCTTTGGGTTTAATACTGTAACTTATGTCATCCAAATAATCAGAATGGAGAAAAAAATGGTGGTCAATAATTTCATTATCCACACTATAAGCATAATTATCCAAATTGATATTTTTCTTTGAAATCAATGGTAAAATGTCTTTTACTTTATTAATTAAGTTAGTAAACAAATTCACTCTATCAGTTCCTTTTATTATGAAATTTGTG